TGAAAATTTTTATAAAACAATAATCCAAGGTAAATATGATAGTATTCCTGTGGCTATACTTTCAAGAAAAGAACAGCATGAATCTGATAGAGAAATATATGAGTTAGACATAGTAAGTAAAGCGAAAGCATCTTTCATTCAATACGTTTTTAAACAAATCAATATGGTTTCAGAAAGAGAAATGGTTGTCAAATCTCAGATTGTTAAATTAAAACAATTGAACTCTGTGAGTAATCTAATAAAGATGTCTAATCCAGAGGACAGATTATTCATGTATAATGGTGATATGTCCTCATGGTCAGGAACCGATGTTTTTAAAAAATTTATTTTCACTATCAAAGTTATGGAAGGTATGGGATTCTTTTCCAAAGAAGTGTCTTCTACCATAATTAGCTGTCTTGATTATTTACAGAACATAAACGTTCTAATACCAAAAAACAAAAGTGATGAGAAGAATATTTTAAGTCAAAATGCTGACAACTATGATTCTGAATACAGAGTGATAAAAAATAGATTTTCTTGGCCACAAGGAATATTTCAAAATATATCATCTTTTGTGCATCAATGTGAACAAATCTTTAGATCAAAATTGCTTAACATAGGTAAATTTATACAACTAGTTCACTCCGATGATAAAAATGAAATATATGTTATGGACGACAAATCTATAAACTTCAAATATTCAGATGCAAAAAAAGACGCTATTCACAAAATAGAGAACAATTTGACTTACAGTGCAAAAGAGAAAGAGGATAGAATGAATAATATAAGTCAGTTGATTCAAAAAAAGAGAAACGATTTGATGGAGAACAAAATGAAGTTAATAGTGAAAATGAACTATCTTACACCTAAATTATTTTCAATTCATACATCATTAACTAAAGATTCTTATTCAGAATTGGTATCAGAAATGGTTGGTTTACAAAACTTCCGTGGAGAGCTCTTTGACAATCCAAACAAAACTTTATCATCTATGTTTTCATCAATACAGAATTCAACACATAGTGAGGTCTATTCTTATTGTCTATCGAGAATATGTGAGTTTTATAGAAAATCAGAATCTCAGATATCCTCATATTTTCTTGAGATAAATGTATCAAATTACCTTCAAAGAAGAATTCCTAGTTTGAAACTGTTGGAAAACGAATGCTTGCAATTGGGTGGTAGATTTATCGGATCCTTCGATTGTTATTCAGAATATGGATTCATATCTGACATGATAATGAAAAATATCATAAATAAAAATGACTTGTCGAATTTATTTAGTGTAACTGACTTCAAATTGTCCAAATTTATTAAACCTCAAAAAAAATATAAAAAATTTCTTCAAACAAAGTTATCAGATAATTCAAGCATTTCGGATAGAGTGGAATTCTCTCTTTTCAAAAAACCCAAAGTTAAAACAATAGAAAAAGAAACAGAAAAAAGTGATCACAATTTATCTGTCACGAATGATAATAATGGAATGGTCAAATCAAAACTTACTGAACTGATTATGAGGGGCTGCAAAAGAAACAAAAGGAAAATGTTTGATTATCATGATAGTTTGGATAGTCTGAGATTCTTTTTGCACAAATCAAGTATAAATTACTCATTAAAATTTAGGAACAGCATAAAAGACAACAACACAGTCTTATCAATAGTGTCTTTGCTTTTAATATTGAAAATAAAGAAAATAAGTGAAAGATTGAAAAGAATTAAACTGGAAATACAATCAAA